ACCCGTACCCCGTTCCCGTTTTGCGCAGGCCGCACACTGTGTACCACACTCTCCCAATCCCGCTCACCCCCTACTGTTGGCCTAACACCACTTGACACGTCCTACCCCCCTTGCTATCCTATCCCCATGCCGCATCCCCGTGGACCCGACCACCACTCTGCCAAGCTCACTTGGCCCCAAGTCCTCACCCTCCGTGCCTCCTACCATTCCGGTACTCCCCTCCGTGCCCTTGCCCGCATCTACCACCTTGACCCCCACACCGTTTTTGACATTGTGCACAACATCTCCTGGTATCCCGAACCTGTGTCGGCTCGGGGGTCCTCAACCTCAACCTCACCCTCAAAGGAGCAATCTCATGGACAGAAACGCTGACCTTATCGCCCGTGCCCGCCCTACCGGTTCCCGTGTGCTCGTGCACCTAGACCCTGGCCTACAGGAAACCCCTAACGGCATCATCCTTCCTCCTGATGCCCAGCAAATCACTCGGCACGGCCTTGTCCTCGCCGTCGGTCCCGACCAGTACACCGTCTCCCCCGGAGACCGCATCCTCATCGAGCTTCACGCCGGCACTGAAGTCGGCTGGCTCAAGAACACCCCTGTCCTCCTAGTCGAAGCTAAAGACATCGTTGCCATCCTCTCCCAACCCCTTGAGCAATAAAAAACCCTCCAGCTCGTGTGAGCCAGAGGGCTTTCCGCTGTTGAACTTTGCACTCAGTTCAAAGTCATTTTCCCAACAGATTGTCCGCTCGGGGGTCCTTAACTATAATTCTATCACCCTTTTTGCCGCTTGTCAAATTATTTTGGGGGTCTATACTAAATTTTATTGACGGAATTACCCAACAGCAGTATAGTATTTGTATGGCAGATGAAGTAAGAGACCCCTTGGGGGAGCACGGCGAAGAGCTGGAAGAAATGGCAATTGCTGTGTGGGCCGAAATTTTATCCAATAGCCTCATTGACCCTAAGGTTAGGCGGGACGTAGCAGCAGATGTTATGCGGGCTCGTGGAAAGGATGCCCCCCTTAAATATCCTGGACCGGGAACTGTTGTCTTTAACTTCGGAAACGGTATCAAAACTGCGGTTGCAGGTATTGGAACCGTTCAAGACCTTCTTGACAGGAAAGCTCCTGACCCAGAGACTACCTTCACGGATGATGAGTCTACATCATGATTGCATGGCCACCGCTTGAGATTGCGCCGCATCCAGAGGCACCTCTCTTCTCACAAGAGAAGGATCCGGCTTTAGTGCTCAAACAGGCAATCAGTGAGATTTCAAGCCAAGGTGGTTTTCGTGATACCGAGCAGATTCGGCAACTCTTAAGACAGGCTGGTTTTGTGAGCCTCTGGTTTTACCTCAAATTCATCGCAGGCTACTCCGGTCCTTATAACCTCCTAAACACAGACCTCCACGTGGAGATGTGTAATTTCCGTCAGAGGGCGACAGTGACTCCAGGCTTTAAGGGAGCTATGTTCCTTCCCCGTTCTGCCCTTAAGTCCACCATCGCAACTCACGGAGGAGCTAGTTGGGAGCTCATCCGAAATCCAGACCTTCGCATTGGCATCACTCACGAGATTGCAGAGCGTGCACAGGAGTTCGTAAGCACAGTCATCTATACCTTCTCCGCTAACGAGCTCCACCAGTGGCTTTATCCGGAGTACCGCAAGTCGAATAGGGACAATGTAACCCTCGAACTTGCCAACAGACGTCGAAAGTACGTTGACCCGAACCTCCGTGCACTCACTGCAGGCGGCTCAACTCAAGGAATTCACTTGGACGTCTTCTGCCCAGATGACATCGTGGGCGAGAATATGCTCAACGCAGATCATGCATCTGGTGCAGACATGATCAGGATGGCAAACTGGCTTAAGACAAACGTGAAAACACTTGTCGTAAGCTGGGCGCACTCTCGAGTCATGCTCGTCGGTACCCGCTACGGGGTGGACGACCCCTACGAAGACACCATGGTTCATGCCTGTGAGCACGCAGGAGACTGGGAAGGCATGGACTATCCCATCGACCCGACTGGAGACTGGCACGTCTACTACCGTTCTGCCCTCACTTTGGGCGGAGAGTCCATTTACCCAGAGCAGTACCCTGCAGAGAAGCTCCGCAAGATGCGGGAGGAAGACCCATGGACCTTCTGGGCACAGTACCAGAACAAGCCTTACGCCGCCCGACCTGGTGACTTTGGCCAGTACACCCTCCCTGAAGTCAAGCTCGTCTGGAACACCGCAGAGGAAGGCTATGAAGTCCTGTTCCCTGACGGTTCTAGGCGCCTTTTATCAACTGCTGACGTCCTCTCCGCAGGGGACCCAGCCTCAAGTGCAAAGAGGGCCAGTATTCGCACCTCCAAGAGCGCTACCTGTGCTATTGCCCGCTGGTCGGACGATACTATCGTGGTCTTAGAAGCGAATAAGGGCTATGTGGAGCCAACCCGCTTCTTTGACTGGCTGACTGGGTACGCAGACAAGTACGGCCCTGTGCTTCGTGCCTCCTATTCTGAAGCCCAAGCTGGCTTCAAAGCCTTTATCCCCATCGCCCGTCAGCTCCAGCATCTTCGTGGAAAGACCTTGAATCTCCTACCTGTGCCTGCATTGGGGGACAAGGAAGCCACTATCCGTAACATTATTCAGCCCTTCCTAGAGAAGGGACGCCTCTATGCCCGTGAGGAGATTGCACAGATGGTTCGGGAAGAGATACGGACTTTTCCCTCACGGAGTATGGACTTGCTAGATGCTCTCAAAATCGCCATATTTAAGAGTCATAGACCCGACACTCCCTTTAACGAGGAAGAGGACGATGACGATAGACCCGCCCGCCCCCGCTCCCGCTGGGAGAAGGCAAACTCACTCTCAGGCTATTAAGGAGGTATTTACATGGCACGACCAGTTATGAAAACACTTTCCGATGTCGCTGCTGCAATGACCGACCTCAGTCAGGAAACCCTTTCCCCCACTCCCCTCACCATGGGCGAAGAGGGGGGGCCGCTCGGGGGTCCTCAGACTCCGTTTCAGCCGTCTAACGTGCTAGGGGATAAGGAAGAGGAGATAATGGAGTATCTGTGTTCGGAAATAAGGGATGTGAGAGACGGTGCTGACAGAAAGACCTTGCTCCTTAAGTGGGACAAGTGGCGCAAGCAGAGGCTTGCAGTTCCCGATTCGGAGTCGAGGGACTTACCATGGATTAAGTCGTCTAACGTAGTTCCCCCGCTCACGATGCAGAAGGTACAGACGGTATTCGCAAAGCTTATTGCCGCATTTGCGACAAAGAAGCCTCCAGTTGCCGTCATTCCCATTAACCCTGCTGATACGGATACTGCAGAAGCTCTCGAACGGTGGTACAGGGGAATGGCTGACGATAAGTACGGGCTGGATGTTCGGCGTAAGTTCAAACAGATTGCGTATGAAGTGGTCAGCATGGGAACTCAAGTGGTAAAGGTTCCCTTTAAGTACGAGAGCTGGGCATTCAAGAGAACCGTTGGAGGCGCAACACAAACGGTACAGTATGTTCGGCAGAAGGGGCCTACGATAGTTCCTATTCGGCTTGAGGACTTCTTCACTCGTCCATACTGGAAGGATGTGCAGAGGGCTCCGTGGTGTGGTGTTCGATACCGCTACTTCTACCACGAGCTCAAACAGATGCAGGGGCAAGGCTTCTTCTCCGATGTTGATAAAATACTTGGACAGGCACTTACGCAGTATGATGATAACCTCCAAGCTGAGCTTGAGCGGACTGGAGTCGATACGAGCTCCCTTGGGAAGGAGACTGCTAATCAGGAGTTCGAAGTTTACGAGTGCTATGTCTTCTGGGACCTAGATAACGACGGTATACCAGAGGACCTTATCCTTTGGGTTGAGCCAGACACGGGTACCCTCCTTCGAGCGGAGTACAATCCCCTCTCAGTGAGGGATATAGAGGTAGGAACCTACCTTGATGACCCTGACTCGCTGTTTGGTATTGGTATCTGCAGAATGGTGGAAGGGCCACAGGAGACGCTTACTGCGCTACAGAGAATGCGACTCGACGGGACAAAGCTCAATATGCTCAAGATGTTCCTTGCCCGTCGAGGTGCAGGTATTGGCCCTGATGAGACCCTAGAGCCGTTTAAGATACTCTTTGTAGACGACCCCTTAAGTGACTTTAGGCCGATAGAGTTTCCAGACATCAGTCAGGGCTGTCTTATAGGTGAACAGATGGCAAAGGAAGATGCTGACCGTGTCTCAGGAGCAAATGACTACATGGCTGGCTTTAACGATAAGATTGTTGGTTCGAATGCAACAAGCTCAGGGATACAGTACCTCGGAAGTCAGGCAAACTCAATTCTCAACAGCCTTCTTGAGAATATCGAGCAGTTCATGACAAATGTGTACATGATTGTGCTCTATCAGGCAATTGCCAATAAAGACTTAGTAGACCTCTCCTGGCTGTCAGAGGAAGACCAAACACTTGTGAGGTCTGTCTTGGACATGAATGTTGAGGACCTGCCAACTAAGTTCCGCTTCTCCGTTAGGACAACGGACATTAACCGAACGGACGAGTCTAGGAAGCAGAACTATATGATGGCGATGCAGCTATATAATCAGTATTTTCAGAGTGCAATGGGAATCGTTCAGATGAAATCAAATCCCCAGGTTCAAGGGAATGCGGACATTCAGGACCTTCTCACGTCCACCTATGTCGGTCTTACAACACTGACCGACAAGATGCTCGAGTTCTTTGACATCGGAGACCCGAAGGATTTCCTTCCCTTTATCGAGCAGTACAAGGTTCAGATGAGAGCGTCCGACAAAGTCCGAGAAGCGCAAGCACAGGCAATGCGAGGAGCAATGAATGGTAACCAAGGAACAGGTATTCAAGAAGCTGGTTTCGGAGGGGCTGGGTTCCCAGGAGCTTTTGGCGGAGCTCTCGCTGGAGCCGGAGCGGTTCCAGGTATGCCGCTCACTCCTGAAATGGGCGGAGCAGGTGGCGGTGGATCGGCTATGCCGGGAAACACAGCCCCAGGAGCTGGTCCGGTGGCAGGCTAAAGTGGAATTATGTCGTAAGGTCAGGGCAGACCTTGACCTTATCGGAGAACGTTTTGTAAAGGAGGGTATTATCGATGCCTAAACAAACGACTACAAATGATGACAGAGATGGAACAATTCTTGACTCGGTAGGGATCCCAAACCCCGCTGAAGAGGCGGCTCCCGAGGAAGAGGTTCGCTACGTTCTTGAGGGTACTCCTGAGGCAGAGGAGCTTGAGAAGACCCCCGAGCGGAAGCCCCCTGCCACGAAGGATGACCTTGAGCGGCAACTACTTGAGATGAATGAGCGAATTAAGGCTGCGGAAGAGGGTGTAAATCCAGTTAAACAGTTCGGAAAGCAGCTTGAACAGGTAGTTCAGAGGGTTGGAACTGTCTATCCACAGCAGCAGGTCTCTCAACCACAAGAGACGGCAGAGCAGCGGATCCAGCGGCTCAACAATATGTGGATGGAAAACCCTGCAAAAGCGTATGAGGAGCAGTCTCGGGAGCAGTTGAGACCTGTTCTTGACATCATGTTCTCTACTCAGGCAGCACTTTCGAGGGATTTAGCCCTAATGGACCCGAATCAGAAGCCAATTTACGACAAATATCGTGATGAAGTGGAGCAGGAAGTCACCCGAATCCCCCCACAAGAGCGGATTCAGGAGCCAAGAGTGTACCAAACCGCCATCCAACGGGTAAAAGCGAGGCATTCTGACGAGCTTACACAGAGTGCGATTGAGGAAGCAGTCAATAAACGGCTTCAAGAGCTCGGAATTGACCCCGCAAAGGTGGCAAAACAGGCAAAACCTGCTGTGTACAGCCCTGCTGGCCAGCAAAGGTCGCAGGGAGGGGGGCTCGGGGGTCCTCGTACAGAGGTTATACCGAAGTGGGTACAGGTGGAGGCCGCTAAAATAGGGCTTTCAGCGGAATTTTTGTATCAGCATTTGAAGGAAAAGGGTGAATTAAAGGGAGGTAGATGATGCCAAAGGGACAAAATACCGCAACAAAGGGTTTTGCGAAGGACTTATTTACTAAAGAGGCTGGAGCCGAGGAGGTGAAGCCAGCAGAGGGCTTTGTTTCCGAAAATGAGCCAAAAAATAGGGAAATGAGAAAAAAGTACATGGTTGGGATTGGCATGACTGAAGAGGTCGTCTTACGATTAGATAAGCAAGGCGCAATCCTTGTCTTCGAGCAGAAGGAAGCCTTTATGGATTTGTCGGACGAGACGGTTGCGGCGCTTTCGAGGGAGAATAGGTTCCGATTTGAGTCGGCAAAGGAGTTCCACGATGCGTGGAGAGGAAATGAACACGCAGAAATCGTGGAAAAGTTCCAAGTGGATCCCAATATGCAGGGTTCCGCAATGGATAAACTCCAGATGAAGGGACCGCCAGATATGGTAACGAGATGGGTAGCACCGTATAACGTCGAGAAGTATGCGAGTATGGGCTATAAGATTCTTAGCCCAGATGAGGTGAAGACGTTCTTAGGTTCAAAGGGAGGTCATCACGAGATTGGCAAGCTGGGCCAGACGGAGCTGGTTGCTATGGGCATACCGAAAGAACTGTACGACAAGCGCCAGAATAAGAAGGTTGAGCAGAATAATGAGAAGGCAGGAGCGTGGCAGACTTCGGGTCTGTCTGAGTTGAATCGTAGCGGTGCCCAAGGATTTGTGGCATCCGAGAACGATAAACGGCCATGGCACACTCTTGAGGGTGGCGGGTCGGAGTAAAATAATGGCGGTATGGTCCGCCAACGGAGGTCAGTATGGCATTTGAATTGTACAAGCCCGGACCAACGAGTACCACCCCGATGGAGGACTGGCTGGCGTCTGGCGCAATTGCTGCAGGTGACGTAGTGAAACTTGTAGCAGCGGCGTCTGCAACAGCTCAAGGGAAGGTATCCGTCATTACCGGCGGGCAGGCTGGCACGGATTATAGCTATGGGGTTGCGGCACACGCAGCCGCTGATGGTGAGCACGTGGCGATAATACCCCACAGATCCGGTCAGGTTTGGATAGCGGATGCGGCGGCAAATTGCGATAACACAAAGATTGGTCTTCTGACGACTTACCTTGCAGCTTCTACGCTTGCAGTTACTACGGGAGGTGCCATTACAAACAATGGTAACCGTGTCGTTATCATTGGGCACGAAGGACCTGCTTCTGCAAGGAAGTATCTTGTCGTGTTCAATCGTGCCACCATCATCGGCGGCTAAGGAAGGGGGTAGCATATGGCAACTGCACCGATGAATAGAGCGGCATATCCTTATCAGTTTGATAAAGAAATTGCGAAAATGGTTTACGGCAAATATGCCGATCACCCAAAGGAGTTTGACAAGATTGCTAAAATCGCAAACTTCCCTGCGGGCAGAACATATACTGAAGCCGAAATCAGTCCGCTCGGGGGTCTTAGGGCAATGTCAGAAGGTGAGGCAATCACCTATGACGTACCGGTGGAAGGACACAAAAAGTCTATTACCACGGTCAAGTTTGGCCTTGGCTTCCAGCGCACTGAGGAGATGTCTGCGGATGAGCTCTTTTCGATGTCAGACAAAATGTCTTCGAGCTTGTCACGTTCCGCAATAGTCTGCGTAGAGCAGAACTTCTGGAACCTCTTTAACAACGGCTTTTCCTCAACTCTCGGATGGGACGGTAAAACGGTCTTTGCAACTAACCACGTTACCCTTAAGTCGGGTGAGACGATTAACAACCGTGGTGCCGCCGACCTTACGCAGACTTCTCTTGAGGCTGCGTTTGAGTATTTCGATGGGCTTGTAGATGAAGCGGGTATCAAGCTTTCCATTACTCCAGACATCCTCCTCATTCCATACAAGCTGAAGTGGGTAGCCAACGAGCTTCTAAAAGCAACAGGGCGTATCTGGGACTACTCCGATAGGACAAAGGGTCTTGTCGATGCAAGCGGTGCCAAATATGCTCCTGGAAACGGCCCGCTCCTCAATACGGTTAACCCGTCGAATGGAATTGTGGATTCGTGGACTATCTTTGCATCGAAGTACCTCACGGATGACGATGCCTGGTTCCTTATCTCGAAGGAGCACGATGCCCGATTCTACTGGAAGAAGAAACCGACCATGTCGAGCACTACTGACTTTGACACCGATAACGAGCTTTACAAACTCGTGCTCCGGTTCTCTGTTGCAATCTTCGACTACAAGGCAATGTACGGGAGCCCTGGCGCATAAACTTCCAGCTCACACGGTCCTAGGGGGTCAGGTGGCGGTGGCAGTACGCCACTTTCACTTGACCCTTTTTCATAAGGAGCTCTCGATGGCAACGACACACGTAAAGTCCAGTACCCCTACTCAAGTTACTCGTCTCTGTCAGGATGGGCTCATCCTTTACGGCTGGGCAGACCCAACAGTGAAGGACCCCCGAGCCGACCCCCGACAGACGGTGTTTCTTGTGGGTGGAGCTCCTGGGGATGGGGTGGCAGTGGCGGATGCGCCGAGACTGGTAGATGTGGGGGCGCATAGCGTAGCTCTTCCGTTATGGAAGGGGGATGAGGAGCTAGTGTTTGTGCCAGAAGGGTGTCCACCCCCTACAGGATTTACTGAGTATAAAATGGAAAGGTCAGCGAGGGGTACGAGATTTGGGCTTGGGAAGGGAAGGTGGGGAGTTTGCCACACCTGCCTTGAAGAGTTCCCGACGAGCCAGATGTCAAAGGTGAGAGGGCGGTGGTACTGCCATAAGAACGGCTGTGCGGAGGAGCAAGGATGACGATACTTAACATTGTGAAGGAAATCTTCGAGGCGCTGGGAGAACCGAGCGACCTTGACTTTTGGGACTCCACCCGCACTGCTGCCAATACTTCAAGTGTGGCATGGAAGCGGCTAGTGGATGTGGTGAATGAAGGGTGTCTTGCCCTGTCCTCGTGGAAATGGCCTAACGGACGCCAGATTCGGATGCGCCACGTCGAGGACGTCGTGTACCTTAAGATGAACCCCGTGGAGGGGGTCTGCTCGGGGGTCCTTCCATCGAGTCTGGAGATGGCAGGGCTTGAAGATGGAACGAATTTACAGGCGGGGAAACTGCTTGTGGGAGAGGAGTCGGGAGCAACAGGGATTGTGCTGTGGAGCTCGGGCACTACGCTGATGTTGACAGGGGTAGAAGGGAGTTTTGTGGAGGGGGAAAAGGGAAAACTGTATCAGCGGGAGTGGAAGTTTGAGACTGTGACAGCAGGATATGATCCGGAGACGGTAACGGGGATTCCGGTGTTAGCGGGGAAGGGTGCCCCGATTGACGTGATTGGAGTGTATGATGTTGAGTCAGGGATTGCGTTGGGAGAGACGGAACGACAGGAACGGTACGTCTCGGTAGGACGGAATGTGGTAGCTCCGAGCTCGATTCAGCGGATTCCGAGGGGGTTTGTGCTCGATACGTGGCCGCTAGAGGGGGCGGTGGTTGCGGTGAGGTTTACAAGGGGTCCTGGAGTCTTGGGGTACACGGATACGGAAGCAGAGCCGGAGCTTCCGCCTCAGTTCCACTGGGGCCTTGTGTTGTGGGGTAAATGGTGGGGGTTACAGAGGAGTCTTGAGACGAATGATGCGTATGCAGTAAGGAAAGACCTTGAGAGCTTTATGTCACAGACGAGAACGGAATATGACTTCCAAGATGAGTTTGTGACGGGTCAGATGAAGGCATATCCGGAGGGGAGGTAGTAGATGGCATTTCCACACGTATGGTCGGCAACTGAAGACAATCAGCCTACCGGTTCAACACCGATTGGACAGGGAGACGATTATATTGCTGCAACTCGGCAGATGGTTCGAGAGAGAATAGGGCTTGAGCATAACTTCGATTTTACGAATGATGCGGAGCAGGGGAGTCACCGAGAAGGTTCTGCAAGGGTATGGGTCTCTGAGACTGAACCAGAGGATCCGATACCGGCGGTAACGGCGGAAACGGTAGGCCAACTGAAGAAAGGGAGGTTCTGGTTTAAGCCGTCTACTGGAGAGGCTTTTGTCTATGATCTTGGTACAGCAGCATGGAAGGCAATTAACATTACTGGAGCTCAGCTCATCGGTCTTGTGACAGCATTGTCTGCAAAATCGACAGTTGCTGCAGCGGATAAGATACTTATCCTTGATTCTTCGGCAGGAGGTGCAGGGAAGCTTATTACTGCCGACAAGTTCGCAACGGCAGCTCAAGGCGCAAAGGCAGATGCTGCGCTTCCGGCTTCAAGTTATACCGCAGCAGACGTACTTACCAAGATAAAGACAGTGGACGGAGCTGGTTCAGGGCTTGATGCAGATACTGTTGATGGACAACAGGCAAGCGCCTTTCAACCTGCTTCATCCGCAATCAATACAAGTAATATTGGTAGTCAGTCAGTACGCAATGCGGATACTGTAGACGGACAACACGCGAGTGCGTTTGCAACGGCAGCACAGGGAGTGAAGGCGGACAATGCGCTACCGGCTGCTAGTTATACTGCGGCGGATGTGCTTGCCAAGGTGAAGACGGTAGACGGGGTTGGTTCTGGGTTGGATGCAGACCTTCTTGATGGTCAACAGGGAAGTTACTATCAACCAGCTTCATCTGCAATCACTACGGGTAATATTGGTAGTCAGTCAGTAAGCAATGCGGATACTGTAGATGGACGGCACGCAAGTGCGTTTGCAACGGCTGATCAAGGGGCAAAGGCAGATGCTGCTGCACCTAAAAGCTGGTTTACTAGTGGAGTGGCAGGGTCATGGAGTTCATATAGTATTCCGAAGACGTCAAGATGGGTTCCCCCTGCTGGGTTATATATCTTTAGATCAGAATCTTATGTCACAATTGAAGTTTATGATGGATCATCTTTTCATGTAACAGGTTCTGCAGGAATAGGAGGAATGTATCTTACTAATGGATCTATTCTTGGATTACTTAATACATCTGCATCTTCTAAGACTGTGTATTATAGGAAACTGTTGTAGGGAGAGGGAGAATGGGACCGAGCTGGAAGGTAGTGCAGTATACCAGTCGTTTACCAACCGAACGCACCGGTATGTTAATGTGAAGAATGGTGGAACATGGTCAGGTTGGGGCTTTATAACAGTTGCATAGGGGGAGTCATGGCGGGCTGTGAAGAGCATCAAGCAATAGTGGTTAGAGTCAAGAGCCTTGAGGAAGGTGTGTCCAAGCTCTCGACAAGGATGGATGGAATGGAATCGCTTGCGAATTTAACTGGAAAAGGGCAGGCAGTCATGGAGGCGGAACTCAAGAACATTAACAATTCCTTGAGTCGTATTGAAGAGTCCATCAAGGAATACTTTAAGTCTGCGCAGGACCGAACGGATAAGCTTGAGGAGCGGGTTGAAGTGCTTGAGAATAGACCAGCTAACTTGTGGGATTCGGTAATTATTGGGATTATCGTTGCTGCTCTCTCAAGCCTTGTCACTTGGGTCATTACACGTGGAAAAGGATAGGAGTGATGTTTGTACAAAAGGTTGCTAAGATTATCGGAGCTAGTGGATGCTATCTTGCGTGTGTGCTTAGGCAGTTCCAAAGCGAGGCTGAAATCCTCCGAAAGTACGAGGAGTACCTGAAGGCAGGATGGATTAAGGACGATTGTACAATGCTTCGACCGGACCTTATTGCACAGGATGTTTCCCGCAAGAAGTGGTCTGTCCGTTTTGAAGGTCCTAAGTACACCTGCCGAGAGGATGAGTGGGAAGTCGATGAGTGGAAGTGGGGTAAACTTCGTCACTTCTGCTTACCGAATTGGGACCCCCTTGAAGACTCGAATACCCGAACGAATGGGGAAATCGTTGCAAAACGGGTATTCAAGCGGATAGGGTAAGGAGGTTAATGTGGGTAAATTTTGTAAGTCACTTCTTACTGATGGTGAGTGGGACGGAGATGTTACGAAGGTATTTGGAGTTCTGCTTATTATTGCAGGGATGGTCGGCTGGTTTTTAGGACGTGACCCTGCATACGTAATTGGCTTCGGTGCTGCACTTGCTGCATCGGGTAAGTTCTCCAAGCAGGGATGATATGTCACCTAATAATTCGGCGAAGGGAATGACTCTCCAGATTGGAGGTAAGTCGGTCTTCTTTCCCTATGCTCATGAGAATCCTGAAATCCATGGACCGGAACAGGGCTACGCTCCAACAATGTCGTTTGCAGACACCGTGAAGTGGCTTTTTCTTAATACACAGGCAGAACCGTCTCCTGAGATTCGGAACCTCATCGCTCAGGCATCTGATCCAGAAGGGAGTCCTGAGTCTAGGAACGAGGCTCTTGATGCTGCAGTAAAGCTTTATTTTAACCCGCCAGAAGGAACTCCTTCCAATAGGTTTACGGGAGTTCCTCAAGGAAGGTCGTGGGATGTCGGTGTACCTGGAGCTGCTGCGGTTCGTGAAAAGGAACCGAATTTCTTAGGATATTATGATACAGTACCGGTATATTTGGATAAGAGTCTCCCAAAAGGGACGTTCGGAGGAACAGTAAATAGGCTTATTATGGTGGAACCTGAGCGTGGAAATGTAGGATATGCAGACCAGGTAGCACTGAACCCAAATTTGGAAAGTAATGCAGAACAAGTCCTGAAGCATGAAGTTGGGCATGCAAAAGTGGGAAGAGTGTTCAACCAGAGCCTTGAAGCTTCTCGGCAATATAACGAGATTAACCGAAAAGAAGATTATGAGAGCTACCGAATGAATCCACTGGAACAGGCAGCGAACTGGATTGGAGGAATCTGGAATACTTACGGTGATAACCCTGAAGTTACACCACAATATGTGTATAACTTATTAGATGAGCTTAACAGGCTTAATGAAGAGATTTACCGGATTGAAAATATGTTCTCTCCACCGGCACAACCGATATCACAAGAGTTAATACAACCGGTGAGGGAGAAGGGCGGATATACGAGATAGGGAGGACCCCCGAGCGGGAAAGGAGGGTATGGATGTGTGGAAGAAGGTGTGGGCTTGGATTGGTGCTATTGGTGCTCTTCTTCTCAGTGTGCTCGGTTTCATCTTGGGCAGACGTGGTGCTCACGGACGAAGAGTGGGCGGAAATTCAGGCGGAAGTACAGTCGATTCTACAGGCGAACAGGAACTTGGAAATAGAGCTCGAGAACATGAAGAAGCTGCGGGTAGAGCAGGAGCTGAACTCGACGATAGCATTGGAAGAGCGACAGACGCAAATAGAGATATTGGAGAATCAGCTCAAAAGCTGCAGGACATCATTGACCGAGTCAATAGCCGAAACAAATAGGTGGAAGACGGCCTTTTGGGTCTGCTCGGGGGTCCTTATAACGGTAGGAATAGTGGGAGGTATCGGATGGCTGCGTTAGGAAGCCCGAATCAGTTTGTAGGGTCTCAGGTTATCCCGATACGACCATTGTCAGTGGGGATGGTAACGGAAGGCTCCGATGTGCTCCTTAAAGCAGGGGCAATGGTGAATCTGGAGGGGTTTGACGTCGTTGAGAGGGGATTAAGACGGGTTGGTGGGTTTATCCATCAGTATGGTGAACCGATTCCTTTACTCTTTGGGGACGACCAGATAGATGCTGATAGGAGAAGAGGGGAGGTTCCGATAGACTTTTTCTCACTTACTCTTGCGACGGGAGACACAAGGGCAATCGTGCTTACGAATAGGCTTCTATATGTGTTTGACCCGTCAAGCGGGTATGCACCGGTATACTGGAAGAAGGTGTTTACAGTAAGTGGATATGACGATTCAGGTACCGATGGGATTATCAATATTGCAGGGGATGAAGTTACGGATTCCATGCTTGCCGCAGGAGACTGGCTGCTCCTTAACTCGAGCACGAAACTATACAAAATAGAAACAGTTGTATACACAGCAGGGACAGACACGACAGATATTACGATTAAAGGGAAACCGACAACGGCCCCGACGACGTTTAAGGTGCTGAAAGCGTTTGCGGGTAGAGAATCGGATGTAGTAGGGTGGTGCTTGGGGAGAAATGCTGCATGGTTTGTGGACGGAGTCTCGCCGTGTGTGTTTAGATATGATGGTACATGGCTCTGCCCGATACGAGTGCAGGAATCGAGTACAGATGCGACAAGGACGATGTACGGGGCTAAGTACATCACTCACTTTAGAGACCGACTTTACTTCGGGAATGTGCGGGACGGGTCCGCAGGAACACTAAAGGCACATCAGCGGATTCGGTGGACTGAGGTGCTTGGGTGGGGCTTAACGAATGACTTTGTGGAGAGTCCAGCAATTAACTATCAGGACCTTGCAGGAAAGATAGGTGGGATTGTAGGGATTATTGGGCTTGAGGAGCTCCTCTTTGCGTTTACGACAGATGCTATATTCTATGGGCAGCAGACAAGTCTTGTGGGATTACCGTATGCGTTTGTGGAGCTTCAGACGGGTGGTATCTCAGTTTCAGGGCCGAGGGCGTTTGGGGGGCTTTTAGGGAGTCTTATATTCGTAGGGCAGGATGATGTTTACACAGTAGGGCTTGACCAAGGGTATCCAGTGTTTGGAAAGGTTGGCACTCCGATTGCAAACGAGCTTTTCCCCTTTGCGCATCCAACAAAGGTTACAGTATCAGTTGACCCCTTGAACTCTCGAGTAATTGTAGGAGTGCCTACACTGTCTCCAGATGCTATAGATGAGCTGTGGATATGGAACTATCGCACAAAAGGGTGGTCTAGGGAGACGGATATACGCCTCAGAACACTTACTACAAGCGCATTTGCAGATCAGTTTAGGTTCTCAGAGATTGACCCAACATGGAAATTCGATTCGAGCCCAATTTCAGGCTTGAGCTTTGACAGTCTAATAAGAGTTCCTGGCCTTGCGGAGCTGTACGCATTCGATACCAATAATTATCTTCTTAAATATGAAGCGGATGCACTTGGACATAGTGTCTACATTGGAGGGGTCAAGACTCTGGTTCCGATTGCGGTTGAGATTGAAACGCCTGATTATGACTTCGATATGCCAGATGACGATAAGACCTTCTTAGCTTTTGGAATGCGGATTCGGGATACGGCGGAAAGGACAGAGACTATTCGGCTCTCTCTTGAGGCATCTGGGAATCATGGAGCTACGTGGCGGAGTCTCGGTACATTGACTTTTCCACCTGGGGACACGGAAGACAAGCTCGCATTCCGATTTACTGCGGGTACGGTAAGGTTCAGGGTACGCTCGGGGGTCCTGGCCGTAGAAGGGCCGAGTTGGACAGTGTTGGAGATAACGTTGAAGGTGAAAGTACGTGGGTTTGAAGCAGAGCGGGGAACTTCCCGAGTACTGGTATAAAGTAGTACACTAGAAGAGAGGAGTAGAGATATGCCTAGATGGAGTCAAGTAGGTTCGGCTGCAGATGTAAGCCTTATAAATAGATCCGAGTACGAAAATTTCATGAATAGCCTGTATGGTGGAATGGGTGAATGGGGGCAAGGGCTTGGAGGGTACGCAGGGAGTGCGGGTCAACAGTTCGGGAACCTTGCAGGATATGGCAGTCAGTTCGGGAACTTGGCAAATCAGTTTGGGAACCTCATGGGAGGGTATAATGCGCAGGCAGCTCAGGACCTTACAGGAGCAAGAAATCAGTTTGCCAATGTAGCGAATACGGCAGCAGGGTATCAGGACTTCATGAATAGAATGTATGGTGCTGCGGGACAAGCGAATGC